TGCACGTGGACATTTTGGCCATGGCATCCAGCTGACCCGTTGCGCGGTCGTTGTAGGCCAGGACGTCGGAGTTCGCGGGCTGCCATACAATAGGCTGCATGGAGAACACTTTGCGCTCCAGTCCTCGCGGCAGGTCGTCGTAGAGGTAGTTGGGCGCATTCAGCGGCGCGCGATCTCCGAAATAGATGTCCGGGTTGACGGCGCTCTCCACCCAGATGATGCCTTCCTTGTCGCGCACCGACAGGCGGCGTACACGGTCAGCCCACGTGTTAGGCGGAAAGAGCTGGCGAACGAACAGCGAGAGCCACGAAATCTTTGCCAGGTCGGCATTCTGCACGAACTGACCCGACTTTTCGCCCGAGGCGAGACCCTGGATGGTATCGACGACACTCTCACGGCGTCCGTCGTTGACCTGGAAGGTCATGTTCTGCACGGTGGCCATGAAATAGGGGTCACAGAGCATGGATGCGGACAACTCCTGAATTGATTCTCGAACGTCGGCGTCCTGTGCGGCCGACAAGCTCACCTCGGCAACGCCGTCGGCAGTGCCCGAGGAGGCGGACAGACCCATGATTGCCTGAATCTTCGGCAGATTTTCAGGGTCGTCGATGTACTTGAAAAAGGGTTTTACCATTGTTTTGGTTTTTGTGATTGTTTTGTCGTTGAATACTCGCGCATCCTCCGCAGCGGAGAGCGCCGTGGGTTTGGCTGCCTCGGCTTTGGTTTCCTTGGCGTCGGCTAGGGCCGCGTCTGTGGCTGCGGCAAGGGCTTCGGTAGCGGCCTCTGCGGCCAAGGCGCTCGCTCTCTCTTCGCGGGCTTCGCGGCGGTCTTTGTCGGCCTCCTTCTTGTCCTTTTCGGCCATCTTGTCGTCGCGCTCGGCGTCCTTTTCGCGCTGTTTTGCTTCGGCATCATCGCCCTTTTCGCGTTCATAGCGCGCAGCACGGCGATTCTCGCGGGCATCACGCTGATCCTGCCCGGCATCCGCGTCGTCCTGGTTGGCGTCGCGGTCTATTTCATCCGCGCGGAGAAGCCTCTTTCGGGGTGCCAGTCCGATAAGTTCCAGGAATTTAGACATGGCGCTCAGCGACACGCGGTCGTCGAAAGCCTGCTCCGTCCCGGTTTCGGGGACTTTTTTCTCTTCCTCGTTTTTCATCTTGTTCTCAAATTGGTTTATGATGTCTGTTTGGTATGCCGACAGGCTCTCGATCTGTTCGATCTCTATGCTGTCCGGCACGAATGATACTGCCGACAACCCAACGTTATCCTCTCCCCGTATCGCCACTGCATCGGGATTGGACGGTATGTTGACAAGGGAAATCTCCCACACCTCGAAAAATGTAGTGTATTTCCTGCCATTGCGCTCGACGATCCGCGCCCTACCGAATATAGACACTCCGTTGAGTATTCCGGCTTCGTAATCTCTTTTTGCGGCCTGTGCGAGTTCGGAGGAGCCGAACACCAGCTTTCCGATCCACCTGCCGTTTTCCAAATGAATATCTTCGACGCGCCCGATGGGCTGGCCGAAATGTTCTCCCGTATCTTTGTTGCGCAGCAGGATCGGATTTTTGAGGTACCTGCTCCAGTCGATGCTGGAGTTGAGCACCACGAAACCCTTACTGTTGAGCGCCTCGTTCGAGAGTATTTGATATGTCGCTTTTGCCATGTCAGATTTATGAATTAGTGCTCCTTACTGTATCGCACAGACACTTCATCTCTATCGCATCACATAGGAACGAATCCTGTTCGTAGGTGCTGTTGTCGACGAAGTTAGCCATGTATATGAGCCGCGTGTTATGCACGGGGAGATTTGCCATATCGCGCTCCATAGCTATCGTTTGATAGGTCTCGGTTTCCTTGTAAAGGAGCGTAAAGCCGTATTTCTGCCTCAGCTCGGTAAAAAAGTCCAGCGGCACCCATTCGCCCTCCGAGTTCTTTATCACTCCCCGCGAACACGCGGCCATATAGAGCATGACCTTGTATGCAAGGTTCATCTGATCGTACTGGTGGTCATCGTCTGGCGACGCAGCCTGATTGTCGAACGGCGTTATCACCGACAACTGCACGATGTACTGGTTGTAGATCATTCCTCCGATGAACTCCCCGGTGTCACGCTCGGTTCCCTTCACGCTTACGGCTATGGCCGGGAGGTCGGTGTTCACCGTCCCCTCTCCGTTGTCATTTGCGAGGACTATACTGACATTATTTTCGTCCACGAGCTCCGAAGCCCGCAGTGCCGTAACTATTGTTTTGCAAATTTCACCGATCATAATTTCAGTATAGGACGTTACGAATGTAGTGCAAAGGAAAATATTTCGCAAATAAAATTTTTTCTACACCAGTTTTGCGATCTCTCGGGAGTATAGCCGGAGCGCATTGAGTTCGGTTCTTCGGCCAACACCCATAAAGGGTCGGGCGACGGGATTGGTGCCGAGCCGCACGGGCGTCGAGGACGAGGGTCGCGTGCGGAAAGGGTTGCCTCCGGTGCGGGCGCCTTTCCCCGTGTTTTGAAGTTCCGCATAGGGCGCCGCGGCCCGCAGCCCGGCGAATCCCCGGCCGTAGAACGGCGCTATGCTCCTCGCCAGACGTCCCGTGTGTCGGAGCTTGGGGTAACGGAGGTATGCCTCGACGTTCTCGAATTTTTTCGTCTTAAAATTCTTGCCCCACCTGTCGGCCCACTTCCGGGGCGTGCCGTCGTTGCCATACTCCTCGCGCTCGAAGTTGAGGCGCGTTTCCCCGGCCATGCTTTCGGCCACCTTAGCCGGAATTTGGGTTTTGATGTTGTAGATGGCGGTGCTAATCTTTCTCCTCAGGTCTGCTATCGTTGCCATTGTCGTTTGTTTTCTTGGAGGGCGTAAGTGCCGACTTTATTTTCGCCATGATGGATTTAGCCTGTAATTTAACCTCCGTCCAGTTGTTGTTGCGCACGGCAGTGTTTATGTCGGAGGGCTCCATGCCGACCTTACGCATGACCTCGGGGCTGTATGCCATGCCCTGCGAAGCCAGCACGCGGCCTATGCGCTCGAACTTATCCACGCTGATGGTGGTGTCGGGCACCTCCATGAGCTTTACGCCCGACATATCTATGCCGAGCAGGCGGCCGATCTTCTGGATGGCACCTTCGTAGTTGAAAAAGTTCGCAAAGTCGCGCTTGTCGGCGTTGCACAGTGCTTCGTAGAGGGACATATGTATCTGCGCGAGCTGCTCGGAGTTGGTGTTTTTCTCCGTGGCGCCGAGCAGAGTGCCTCCCGTCACCTCCTGCATGATCTCTGCGCGGTAGCTGTCTATGTACTCCTTGAACACGCGGAAGGCATCGGGGTACATTTGGGTTTGGAGGGGCTTGACCTCCACCTGGTAGACGTTCTCCTTATTGTCGAGGTTCTGCTTGAAGGGAAGCACGGGGGTGTCGAGCGGGTCGAGGTTGTTGGCGATATTCTCGGCCAGCGCTTGTGCCTGCGCGTTACCGTCGATGAAGCCCACGGTGGTGCGGGGATATGAGTACGTAGCGCTTGTCACCGACCAGTTGTTGTATGCCTCCACAATGCCGATCATGGCGCGGGAAATCTGCTGCATCATTCCCATTTTGAAATCCTGGTCGGTGTCGGGCTGCATGTAGAACATATTGTCGTAATCATCGACGTTGGCCACGGATTCTATGGCGTAGGTCTGCGACCGGATCGCCCTGTTCACCATGTCTATGTTTCGCAGCGGGTAGCTGGTGATGGTGTCTTTTTCGACGTCGATGCCGACGATACGCACGCCATAGAATTTAGAGAGCACGAATTCGCGCTTCATCTTGTTAAACCACCGGGTGCGGGTTATCATCTCCGTGAGGTTATCGTCGATCTCGCCGTCGCGGTAGAACGCAAATACGGCATTCTCAATGGGGTTCAGACGCTTGTTCATCTGGCTCACCAGGAACGGCGATGACTGAATGCACCACGAATACAGGGTGTCCACCATCGTAAGGTCGGAGTAGTTCACCGCGTTGTCGATGGCATTTCGCCACCAGCTCGGAGTGAACTCGACGAAGTACTGGTTGGGGATGTACCTCGACTTTACATTCGGCGCCCCAATAGGGCGGAAGGGGTTGTAAGGCTGCTGCCTCGGGGTGTGAAATTGTGCCATTTATCCGCGCATTTTGTTTTTCGATCCGTTTACTACCGTACCCCATGCATTCGGGGTCTCCTTTATCGGGGCATCATGCAGCGTCGTAGCCCCGTTTTTCATCTCCGTGACCTTCTTTACGACCATCTCGTAGTTGTCGCGCAGGGTCTCGGAGTGCCGTGCCGAGGGGCTCGTGATATTGTAGGCCGTCAGGACGGTCAATATCCACCGCATGATCTTCGACGTACCGTCGTTGGTGTCTCCGGCCAGTATCGAGGCTATGTCGTACAGCTCCCCGATCTGACTGTACACATACCCCAGAGCGCTGTTGTAAGAAATCTCCACACAATCGGGATACATTTTCTTGAACTGGTCGAGCTGCTGGGGTGAAATCCACTGATAGAGCTCCACCTCGGGGAAGTACATTTTGCCGGGTTCCGCGGCCACGATAACCTGCTCCCCGTATTCTATGCATGAGGCGTACTCTGCGGCCGACTGGAGCGAATCCGCGGGCGAGGTGCACAAGACAGGGGAGTTGGCATAGCTTCGAACCTCCCCGGTCTTGGGGTCTGTGAACTCCTTCTTGGCCGTAGTGTACGAACGCATGATAGTCGCTCCGTCAAGATTGAACCCATAGATGTACAGGTTTTTATCGGCGGACGCCTTGTAGTCCCTGATTATGCCTATCTGGAATGAATCGCCGGGTTTCAATCCGCTCAAACGCATATTGAATTCGATACCTGGGGGGTTAGAGCCCGGTACAGGCCACTTGTATGCATAGGTGTCGTACGAGATACTCCAGACAGAAGCATCGTCTCTTCTCCACGCTATTTGGATCGGGAGCGGCGTGTCTCCCTTTATATAGCATGAGAGGGTGAATTTGAGCGTAAGGGCTTCGTTAGCCCTAAGTCCTGTAATCGCGAATAACCCTGCCTTCAGGTTTATGACCCATTTGTCGGGTATAGCCACGGTGGAGACGTCGGGATCTTTCTCCACGTCGCACAAGATCTGTACCGGTGTAAAATTGTTGTAGTCCAGCGACGGGATCGTCTTAGGGCCGTTGAAGTAGGGCTTGAACTTCTGAAGCGATGCCGGGGACGGCAAGTCCGCGGGGATATCTTCCGAGGACATCAGCTCTAGGAAACTCTGATCGTACTGGGGATTGTATATATTGTTCAGCGTGGTAAATTCCCAACCCAGGGCTTCGAGTTCCTCGATGGTATAAATTTTCACATTCTCGGTCATGATATGAAACGTTTTGATTTTTTTACTATGATGCCGGAGCTTTTGTACGCGGAGCCCGCGGTTCCGCCCGCGCGGTTCATGAGCGATACGCCCTTGGCCGCCGCATCTGGTATGTCGTCCTTGCGGTTTGGATCGACCTTGCGCGAAAAGAAAAGGAACTGATTCACGGCCTCCTCGCCGCGGTTGGTATCTTTGAGCTTAGCGTTGAATACGAACCTGTCGGACGTGAAGAGGGGATCGAGGATGGATTCGATGACCGTAAACTTGTCGCCCATGTTTCGGGTGTCCCATTCCAGGGGGCATATCCACCCCGTGTCCGCCTGGAACTGGTCGAATGTGGTCTTGAAGTCCAGGGGCAGCTGCTTCTTTTCCATCACGATGCGCGTTATGAGGCGGTTGGGGCTTTCTAGGTACAACTCCCGAATGTTTTTCATCATCTCCAGGGAGGTGCCCTGCACGGCCAGCACGTCGATGAGCCATATTCGGCCGCGGGCTTTGCCCATGAGCAGCGACGCCTTGAAGTCGCTCTTGCGGCTGTCCTTGGCCGACGGGTCGGTGTAGATGATGAGGTCTATCCACTCCTCGGGCGTCGGGAAGCGCAGGTCGGGGTTCACGTCGCTCCAGCATATTTTTTTGAAAATCTCCCCCTCGCTCTCGTCGAAGTAGTCGCCCTCCAGGAAGCGCTTGCGCATGAGCGTGGACATGGCCTCCAGGGTCTCGCGGTAGTCGTCGGCGACATTCTCCATGTTGTCGTTGAGCGAGAACTTCACGACCAGGAACTTCGACGTCTGCTCCGGGGGGATCGCCAGTCCCTCGCGGGTCTCGTGCTTGAAAAACCTGACGTATGTCCATCCGGTTTTTCGCGTGGGGTTGAGGGCGAACAGGAGCTTGTTGCGCACAGGTAGTTTCTGCGCCAGTCGTGAGCGGAGGGTGTCTACCGCCCTCTCCTCGACCTCCGATACCTCGTCGATGAAGATATGACCCCATTCCGACGAAAGAATCTTATCGAACTGGCTCTCGTCGTTGGCCGACCCGCGTATGGAGCCGAATTTTATGTAGGCGCCGTTGTAGAACATGAGGTAGTTGTCCTTGCCGTTATACTTTGCGAACTGTGTCCCGTCCTTCATGGTTATCTCCTGCCACTTGGCGTAACCGTTGTGCTTGGCTATCGCGTTGAGCACCGCGGGGAGGGTCTGCTGGAGCATTCCGGTTTGCAGCGACGTGAAGAGGTTGCGGAGCACGAGGCAGTTGGCTTTGTGCGCCACGCACTGCACGATGAGCCAGTACAGAATGACGAAAGTCTTTCCCGAGCGCGAGGCGCCGTAAAAGAGCACTTCCTTCCACTGGCCGTCGTTGAGGCGGTTCCACATGATCCTCTGCTTGCGCGTGAGGTGTATGTTCATGTCGAGGCATCCGGCCTTTCTACTCTTGGTTATCATCATCTTCGTCGAGGTGCATGCGTATGTCGATTTCCGATATGCGGTTTTCGTCTACGTCCGATCCGGAGGATTCCAGTACGGACATGGTGGCCTTTATGAGATTCATGGACTTGGTAAGGCCGTCGATCTTCGACTTGGCGATCTCGATCTTCGCCTTCGATGCGGAGGTGCCGATTATGTATATCTGCTCGCGCATTATGTCGTAGACGCCCATCATCTTCAGTTGCTTCTCCACCTGCTCCGATATAGGCCACTCCCACTCCGCGGGCGTCGCATCCGGCATCTGCGGCACTGCTGTCGCGGTCTTTAAAAAGTCTATTGCGGATTTCCTGTCGTCCATGGAGCTCGGTTTTTACGCCCAAATATAAGAATTTACTACGAAGGGCGTGAATTATGGAAAAAATTAATAAAAAACCTCCGCCCCTGGAGCGGGAACGGAGGAAAAAATAAACTGCATGAATGCCACAGAAGCATTCCGGGAACAAATATAGGGAATTAGTTTTTCAATTCCAAGCGGGTGCGCATATTTTTTTCCTTGCGCATAGATTCGAGCTTCACGGCGGCCGATTTTGAGGGGCGCCGATAGGGCTTGAAGCGCCGGATCATGTCGATGCCGTTCTCGGAGAACAGCTCGGAGGCCACGTAGATGATCGTTCCGTAGCGCAGTCTGAATTTGAGTTTTCGGTCGTCCTCGCGCCGCAGGGTGCGGTACTCTTCCTGTGTCATGCCTTCCGGACGACGAGTTATGACGGTTTCGGATCCCGTAGCCACGGAATAGGTTCTACTTTTCATCTTCGGCGGGTTTTTTTTCGGTTTCTTTCGTTTGGGCTTCGTCCAGGAACCCGAGCGGCAGGGGGATGTTCATGTCGTCGGGGACGTTGAGGATCATGCGGTACTGCGCCATAGACACGAAGCGGCAGCAGTTGTCGTAAACAAGACCGTCGGAACACATCCATCTGCCGTCTGCGTATTTCGTGAAGACGGCGATGACGGCCTCGGCGTGCGAGGAGTTCCAGAATATTGCAAACTTGTTTTCGACGGGCACGAGCGAGGAATCGTCGTTTTTGAACCACTCCAGGAACTCGTCGAAGGAGTAGGTGAGGCCGTAGGAGCAGAGGCGGATAGCACCGAGGTCGATGTCGTGCGCCTTCATGAACCCCGAAATGTGCGCGGCCGTAGATCGGTCAATTCCGTGCGTCTCCAGCCACGCTTTAATCTCGGCCGTCGTTTTTGTCCCGACCTTCTTGTTCCGGCCGAAAAGTGCCGTCAGTGCGGGACGGCGAAGCATTTTTTTCATAATCTTTGTTGTTTTTGTTGAAGATATCGTACCTTTTTTTCAGGTCGTAGTAGTAGTGCCGTACCGTGTATACGGCAATGTCGAACGTTTCGGCCGCCGCCGCGAACGCCTCCTGCCGCGGCCCCGAATGCGTCATGCACCAGTTGTCCACGTAGCAGCATATCACGGCACACTGCACCGCCGTATCGTTCAGAAGCCCCGCATCCAGCATGAGCTTCACCCCATCGCAGTATTTTTCGCCGAAATTAGACGTCACATAGACGTGAAGATAAAATTCGAATATATCGGTCATAACCTCAGAATTTAAGCTCCTGTTCCGTAAAGGGTCTGTTTTCCCGCGGATTCACCCACCCGCGAACCATATCCAGCGCATCGACCACTTCCTTGCTCTCCTCGGCCGACATGATGGCATGAGCCGCTTCGCCCGCGTCCGAAGAGAGAGAAACGTGCATAACCCCGTCCTTCGACTTCACCTCGAACCGGAAAGTAGCCCCCTCGATGGTGATTGATTTATTTACACCCATAATCAAGTTGTTTAAGATTGTTGTACAAATATAGTAATAATATCTTTACCCTCCAAATCCCAGCCCCCCCCCTGAATAACCAAAAATCCTCACAAAACATACCCCCGAAAATCCAAAGACCCGTACCCCATCCATCCCCACGCGGGAATATCTCGAGTGTTAGAAAGGCTCCAGACCCCGGGCGGCTGTTGACCAAAGACCCGCACCCCTTCCCGGCGGCTGTCTTCTTCCTTCGCTCGCTCCACGTTGTTCCGCTCGCTCAGGCTGCACGCCTTCCCCCTTCGCCCGGCCTCCACTTCCCGCCCCGTCCCCTCGCTTCCCCCTTCGCTCCCACCTTCGGGCTGGCACCCCCACCCGGCCAAACAGACCAAAACTATCCTATTTCACCACACCATCCAAACACCCCCAAAATACCCCTCCCTGCGACTATACACGTTCTTAATATATATGAATGATAAGAAGTAATATATAAGGGGGTGTACTCATAGCAAACTCCGAGTTTATTGGGAGTGTAGTTGGAGCCCGTGGTGTGGGCGTGGGCGTGCGTGCGCGTTGGGTCGTGGTGAAGCGGGTCGCCGTGGTCTCAGGCTGGCAGGCTTTCGGGTAGTAAAAACTTATGAGTGTTTCGTTTTGCATAAGAACAAACGATGAAGAAAGTTTGTGAAATGCTTGCATGGTATAAAATCTTATACTATCTTTGTAATAGAGAAAGAGAGAGACAGACATTGCACGATTCGAAGTTCAACCACAAAACCAATACAATCATGAAAGCAATTGATTTTCTGACCGTAACGAAAACGAACGAGGTGAGATACTCGGACTACATCCTGTTCAAGGCAGACGAAGCCGTAACCGTTGAGATGTTCGGGGGAAGCGCTTCCCCTGCCAGATTGGTGTCGGGATCTATTCCCGCTGACACCGCAATGGTCGGCGTGTATGACAGTGAACTGCTTGGCTGCTTGAACGAAGCCGGAGCGAAAGCCGACGCAGTTGTGCGAGTAGAAGACAAGACCCCTTATTTTGTCTTGATCTACTCACTCGAATAAACCAACGGAGGAGGAATAGCCCTATGAAAGAGACAAACACCATGATTAAGGCCGCGGCGCTGGTGGTACTCACGGCTTTGTGCTGCTGGATTATGTTCCGAAGCACGCTGCGGGTAGAATCGGTACACAGGACGGAGAACGGGTACCTCGTCGAAGTTTCAGCCCTCGGAGGGACGGAAATACACGAATGCAGTTTATAAACACAAAAAAACCAGAAAGCCATGACACACGTTAATTTCACCACCTCGGGCGTTGCCCTTACCGACACCCAAATAGCCCGCATCAGGGAAGAGATCGAGAATACCCGGTTCCGTTCCGCTTGGGACAATGGCGTAAAACTGTATGCGCTGGATATCCTCGGCGACTATTCCAAAATGCTGGATTACGCGAAGGAAACAGGGGGGTATACGCCTCGATTTATCGAAACTGCTTTGCTGCTGGGTGCTGAGAACTGGATGGCATACAGCGAGGGAGGTTGCTCGCTCGTGTACAGCGCGGACATAGCCAAACGCTTGTGTAGTCCCTCGGAGATGAAGCGTAAAACGAGCCGGTCGGGAATGATTATGCCGCCGAACCGGATCGAAACATGGATTCAGGTACAAGGGCGGGCACTAAATCAGGCATGGCGACTGCTTCGGGGTGCGGCGCTGACAGTATACAAGGCATAAGCCCACGAGTGACAGCAGACATAACAATTATATCAAATTAAAAATCAATTAATTATGAAAACAATGAACGAACTGGCAGAAAGGGCGTACGCCCTTACCCAGGAGATGCCCCAGGACACGATAAGCGCGATACATATTTTCCGCGAGACGCAGGAGATCGGGGCGTACGTGAAATATAGCTACGAGGCTTTGAAGGCTATCGAAGATATCGCAGTACGCCGAGGCATCGGCGCAAGTACGATCCTTAGGGAAGGCGTGATAACCACCCAAATACAGGAACAGGATTTGCGGATATGGATAAAGATCGAGTAAGGCAGCTACTCGCCCTGTGGGCGGTAGTGCTGGCAGGAATGGCCGCCTTTGCGGCGGTCGTCCTCCTGCACCTTCGGAACAACGCATTTTAACAAAAATTACACTAAAAAAAGACGAAAACAATGAAATGGATCGAAGCGGCCAAAGAAGGCCAGGGTTATGTACTGAGCGCCGAACTGAAAGAAAGGCGCGACACTATCGAAGCGAAAGCAGCGGAGGTGCTGAAGAGATCGGGCGCCACGCCGTGCACACTCTACGGGATCGTCGACGGATCACCCGTCGTCTCGTCGGTAGAAATAGGGATCAAGGACGGAGAGGGCTATATGTTGTTGTATCCATGCGCGAGATGGTGGAATGTAACGGAATTCAAACTGCTGAAGATGTTGCCCGTGTATCCCGAATGCAATGGCTATATGGACGTCTGCACCGATGAGCCCGCATGCATTACCAAGGATTCCACGGCGGAGGACGTGGAGGCATGGCGGGCATTCAACCAAAGACGCGCCGAAAGGTATGAGCAGACGCGACAATTGGCTATCGCCAATTACAGGATATACAACGAGACGATAACCCAGGTGTGTCCAGGGTTTGAGGGATCGGGGTCGGGTTGTATACAGAATTTCTCGGTAATTCGATCCGGCATGCGTTTCACGGCTCGATATTTCAAGCATGAGGGGACGACCTTCAGCATGGAGTTGGAGCATGGGACAAAGGCCACCCCGGACGGGTTCAAACTGATTTCTGCAAACTACTACGGCAAGGAGGGGCACGAACGCCTAAGAAAGGATATCGACTTTCTCGACGAGATCGCCGCGGCAGCAGAGGAGGGGGACATGTCGCAAGTGCATCAACTGGTGGGCGACTGGCGGAAAGAACTGGACGACTACCTCGCGTTAAACGAAAAAGAATGCGGCACTTATGATGACGGATCGGGAGACGAAGCAGCAGTTGCAGAAACGAAGGAATGACGAGTTTGTACAAATACTCAGACGGTATGCCGATCAACACGACCGCGTAATATGCTGGCGAAACATAACTCCCTATTGCATTCGGGTTTACCAGCGCTTAAAATCATGGGGGAGTGTGTGGGAGCCGGGAGAACTGAAACCCAAACGCGCGCTGATCTATTCGGGTGCCCGCCGTCAAATACTGGACTTGTACCCCCTTGGTCTGAAATTCCATGCCCTTCGGTTCAACAGGCGCGGGATAATAAGGGGAAGATGGGAGGATAAAATTAACCAATTGCTAAATATGAGCATACAAGATGATAACACGAACGACCTATAAAACACGACAAGATTGGTTGCACGCGCGCAACGACACCCCCGTTATCGGAAGTTCCGACGTTGGGACGATTATGGGGCTTAACCCCTATATGACGCCGTACCAGTACTGGCGCGTAAAGAAAATGGAGACCTTGGAAACCGCGGCCGAAGAGGATAACGACAGTATGATCCGCGGGCGCTTCAAGGAGGACGCGATCGCCCGCATGTTCGAGCAGGCGACCGGGGAAAAGATCGTCAAACGATCCGAGCAGATCGAGGTGTACCGCAATGACAAATACCCGTCCTACATGCAGGCAGCACCCGACAGGGAAGTGTTCGCCGCGGGCCGGAGTACGCGGTATATCCTGGAGTGCAAGGACACGAAAATGCACCTGCCGGAACTGACGCCCGAGACGGTTCCTATGCTGTGGTACACGCAGATCATGTACCAAATGGGGATCATGGAACGCGATGCGGCGTACATAGCCGCGGAGGAGGGAGGCAAGCGGCTAGTGTATGCGCTATTCGATTTCGACCGATCCAAATTTGCCTATATCGTGGAGTACTGCCGGGACTGGTTCGAAAGGTACATTTTGGGCGACGAAATACCCCCGGTGGAGACAGGCCAGGACGTCATACTGGCATGGCCCGTCTCGGAAGCCGCCCCGCGGGAAGCGGATTCGGAGATCCGGGATACTATCGCGTGGATACGGGCGCAGCGGTCGAAGGTGGCCGCCATGCAGGCGGAGATCACCAAGGCGGAAGAACGGGTTAAGGCGTATTTCATGCAGTACGACACCATAACCTACGACGGGAGACCGCTGGCTACATTCAAGACTGTAACAAGCCGCAGGCTGGATTCGAAGGCATTAAAGGCGGACAATCCGGACATATACGCCAAGTATGTAAAGGAGAGTACGACGCGGCAATTATTATTCAAATAACATGAAGACGAAGCGAGAAATAACAGCGCGGGAATACGAGGAGGTGGCAAACCGCCTCACGGACGCCATTAACGGGAATACATACTTCTCCGACAGCATATCGGGCGAAGACTGGCGTTTCACCCCCTCCGTTATGGTGTATTGGCACACCGATACACTGGGATCGGGAGAAAAGGAGACGCGGATGGAAAAACTGGTGTGGATATGGTGGGAGTTCCACACGTTCGACGCGGAGGGTAACGAGGTACTAAACGATTTCAAAACATCAACTTTAGAGCTTTTTTTAGGAATATGACAACCATAACAGACAAGAACGAACGCGCAATGCGCGAGGGGATGGTGGCCAAGACCACAACCCCGAATTTGCAGGAGATGATCGCCCTGCTGGAGGACAAAAAAGGAGAGGTGCAGGCACGCCTGCATGCGGTGCTCGGCGACAGGGCTCCGATATTCACGCAGGCCGTCCGCAACCTGCTGGTGGCTCCCGAGAACAAAATGCTGCGAGAGTGCACGCCCAAATCCATCATGCGCTCGTGTATGGCCTGTGCAACAACGGGGCTGTCCCTCGATCCGGCATTCGGGCAGGCCGCCATCGTCCCCTTCACTGAGACCACGTACAAGAACGGGCAGCAGGTAGTCACCAAGAAGGCGGTGTTCATGCCGATGAAAAACGGACTGGTGCAACTCGCCAACAATACCGGGATGATCCAGCGGTTGATGGCCGCTCCGGTGTATGAGGGGGACATAAAGTATCACGACCCTTTTACGGGCGATATGGAGTATAACCAGGAGCCGCACGAACGCACAAAACTAATCGGATATGTAGCCTATCTGCGCTATATAAACGGCGGCGATCACTACCTGTACATGACGGTCGAAGAGCTGGAGGAGCACGGCAAGAAGTACAGCAAAAGCTACTACAACAAAAATGGTTTGTGGCAGAAAAACAAGCCTGCCATGTATGAAAAGACGGTCATCAAACGCATCTTGATGAAATGGGGTAGCCTGGATGTAATGGCCAACTCGAAGCTTATCACAGCGCTAAAATACGACATGGCAACCCCCTCCTCGATGGATATGTCGCAGGCGACCCCCGAGTATGTCGACGGAGTGGACGACAATATTGCGGCCGTCGAAGAGCAGGAGGCCGTGGATGTGACTGACGAACCCGAAAAATAACAGAAAAAGATGGAACCGAAGCAGAAAGAGACAGTAGTTACAATAGCCGAATACGCCCGCAGGTGCGGAATCACCTATCGGGGTGTGCAGATGCGCATTGCCAGCGGGAGAGTGAAAACAGTGAAATTCGGGGGCGTGGACTTCATAGATACGACAGTCTATCCTCCTGTGCCCCGGCAAGACGTAAAAACTCATGAACGATGATATGAACACGGCGATGGAATGGCTCGTCGGCCTCGTCCTGTTCCCGCTACTGATGTTGTCGAACTTTATAGGATATGCGCTCGGCCTGCCTCCGCAGGCCGGGGGCGAATCCGAGGCTGAGGATTCGGAACCGACGGAAATAAACGAGGAATTGCAGGCGGACGCGATACGAGCTCTCAACACTTTGGGCTTCCCCAAAGAAAGGGCAAAACAGGCCGTTTCAGAGGCTTTGCATGCCGATCCGGATGCAACCCTCGAAGAGATTGTAAAATGCGCCCTAAGGCGCCAAAAATAGGCAACATGAATGAATGGAGATTCCATACGATTCCCGGAGTACAGGGGGGGGGTGAAATTTAAGCCAATCGACGAGTTCCCGGGGTATTGGATCGGAGAGGACGGAACGGTGGTGTCTACGCGGCGCGGAGACCCCCATGTATTGAAGGTGGATTACAATGCCGACGGGTACGTAAGGGTGCGGTTATTCAATCGTTTCGGGAGGTACAACTACTTTGTTCACCGCCTTGTAGCTGAGGCTTTTATCCCAAAAAGGGAGGGGGACAAAATCGTGGATCACCTTGATACGAATGTCGAGAACAACAATGCCTCGAATCTGAGGTGGTGCCGGGACATGAAGGAGAACATGGCCAACCCGCTGAGTGTAGCCAAAAGACAGCGGGCGGCGGCAAACAGACACAGCCGCGCAGCGAAGAGGAAGGCATACATGGAGGAGATCATGAGGCAGGCAATGACGGACACTCCGTTCTGATTTTTTTTGGAGAATGGAAAAATTTGTTTATATTTGCGGTGTGAATGCTCGGGCAGGGGCAAAATGCAACTTACCGCTTTAGTAGATACCGGGCTGCCCCCCGGTATCGAACGAGCGGTTTTTTTTATCCCCTTTTAATAATGAAGCTAAAGGACATACAAAACGGATGGATGAAAATACCAACCAAATGGTACCGAGAAACAAGCATTAAGGCTTGCCGGGAACACGCTATGCTTCAGTGGCTGGTTATGAACGCGAACATCACGGAGTCGGAGTGGAACGGAATCACGATTAAACGCGGGCAAGTAGTAACAAGTCTATCTAAGTTGAGCGAAGGGGTGCAACAAAGTACTCAACAAACACGCGACACACTTAACAACATAGTCAGCAACAAAGAAGTAACAAAGATAGCAACAAAGACGTACACCATAATAACTATCTGTAACTTTGATGATTACGTCGGTTTAAATTTTTACGATAACAAAGAGGAGAACAAAGAAGCAACACAGTCAGCAACACAGTCAGCAACAAAGAAGCAACACAGTCAGCAACAACAGATAAGAGATATTGTAGAGAATAAAGACATAGAGATTACTTCTCGTACTGACGTACTCGAAGAAGCAGAGATAGTAACAGAGAGTATTAATAATCCTGGTAGAGACTATAAGCGCGCACGCGCGAGAAAAAAGCCAGAAACCCCGAATGAGGTTACATGGCGCGACAGCTTCGACGTATACCTGCAAGATTGCCGGGATGCATGGAAGCGATGGACGAACGACAGGGATTGGATGGACGAGCGAAAGCGTTTCAACCCGGGCGTCGACATTAGACTGACACTCGAAAAGGCCTGCAAGGAGTTTTGGGCCACGGAGGCCGGATGGCTGCACAAGAAAAAAGGCCGAAGCAAGACGATAGACTGGAAACGTATTTTCGAATTCGCAATATCACAAAAACAGAATAGGGTTTATGAAACAAAAGCAGGAAATAATCGCGGCACCGGAGGCCTTACCGACGAAGAACGCGCCATGTTCGAACGCATCGCATTCGGCACTACTCTATCCGGGAGAGGGGATGAGGACATGTAGGGCCATGTCCACGCCGATCAAATGCGCTCAGTCGGGAATGGAATCCTTGTCGGGGCTTCGGCGAATACACGGAGACGAGCTCGTTATATCCTGCATGGCGCTATGGATCGACGACCTGCAATCGTTTCTCAACATATCCGCCAAGATGAACAGGTTTCAAATCATCGAGACGTGTTCCATGATCCTGGAGGATTTCTACGCGATAAACCTGGCAGACGTACGACTTGTGATGACGCGGGCCAAAAAAGGACAATACGGCGCATTATACGGGCGTCTCGACGGGCAGATAGTCTACCAGTGGTTCGCGGAATACTTCGACGAGCGGTGCGCAGAATGCGGCCGGACAGCAGACGCCGAGGCAAAGGTGAGGGATTCCCAGCTCGCGGCTATGTCGCCGGAGCAAAAAAAGAAGATTCTGGAATTATGGAGCAAACAAAAAAAATCACAAAAATGAAACAGGAGACAAAAGCAACCATCGCCTATTTGGCAGCAATCATTTTCGTTATCATCTGCATCGCATTGATGGCTGTGACCCCCGCGTATGGCCAAAATCAAACGGTGATAAAGGATTCCAAGGGAGAAGTGGTATACGTCAAAATCAAGACGGCCAGCGGGTACATTGTCAAGGACAAAAACGGCGTCCTGCTTTACACCGTGGTAGAGAACGACACGGAAAAGAGAGTTTACGACGCCTCCGGACGTCTAATTTCGGTAGAGAAAAAAGCGAAAAAATGAAGACTATGAAAGATCAAGTAACGAGCATCGAGCAGTCGAAGCGACTGATCGAGCTGGGAGTGCCCGCGGACAAGGCGAGCTTGGTGTACAGGAAGAGATATATCAAAAGAGATTACGTGCTGGATGTGGAGGACAGGGAAATGGAGGTTATCGCCCCCGCCTTCACGGTCGCCGACCTGCTGGAAAAGGTGCTTCCGAATGTGATTCAGGACGCCCACAACACTTACGAACTGACACTGAAAGCAGTGGTTGGCGGTGGATGGAGATTCTGTTACACCCCCGTACTTACCCCATTAGAAGCCGATAATATTGGAGATGAAATGGGCGATAACCTGATAGAACTTCTGTGCAACCGTATTGAGTGGATAGTGTCTAACGGATATGGTTTGAACCTATGAAACTACCTATCGAAGTTCACAACAAGTTGATCCCGTTCAAGGGATTCAGCTGGGTAACATGGCTTTTGTGGTCTTTTACCCGGAAGCCGATGGCGTGGAGCATGGACGAGACTACGCGCCGGCATGAAGGAATCCACTGCGCCCAGCAGATCGAACTGACCGTGCTGTTCGCAGCGATCCTCCTGCCCGTAGCCGGAAGCTGCCACTTCGCGTGGTGGGGCTGGGTGCTGGCAGTGGTCGGCATTCTCTTCGCCGGCTGGATTTGCTACGGCATTTCGTGGCTGATCGAAGTGCTTATCCCGCCTTACCCGGGCGCATACTACTACACCTGCTTCGAAACAGAGGCATACAACCACGAGGATGATCCGGACTATTTGAAGCGGCGCATACCGTTCTGGGGCTGGATTTCCTGTATACCTAATCGAAAAGTTAAACACAAAAAAAACTAATTTATGAATACAGAAACGATGTTTTCATCTAAGACCGATTTATGGGCTACACCACAGGATTTCTATGATAAACTCAATAGTGAATTTAATTTTACACTTGATCCTTGCGCCACCCCGCATAATGCTAAGTGTGTTAAATTCTACACCAAAGAGCAGGACGGGCTCCGACAAGATTGGGGCGGGAATACTGTTTTTTGCAATCCGCCATACGGTCGGGATATATACGCATGGGTTCGTAAATGCTACATGGAGGCACAAAAAATTAACACAATAGTTGTAATGTTGATTCCGGCGCGTACAGATACTCGATATTTTCACGAATTTATTTACCACAAAGCACGGGAAATTAGATTTATAAAGGGGAGGCTAAAATTCGGGGGCCAAAAAAATAGTGCTCCGTTCCCGTCAATGGTGGTTGTATTTTAATCCATAAACTGTTTTAAAATTTAAGCACAAAGATAACCAACCATGAAAACACTTTATCTCTGGGTTTCATGCAAAGGCTGGACACCCTTTCAGTACAACGAACTTTCTGAATTAGCCGCCGAATTTGAGGCGCGCAATATCAAACTGGGCAACGGGTGCGAACTGGGCAACGGGTGCGAACTGGGCAACGGGTGCGAACTGGGCTACGAGTGCAAACTGGGCAACTGGTGCAAACTGGGCAACGGGTGCGAACTGGGCTACGAGTGCAAACTGGGCGACGGGTGCGAACTGGGCAACGGGTGCGAACTGGGCAACTGGTGCGAACTGGGCTACGAGTGCAAACTGGGCAACGGGTGCGAACTGGGCAACAGGTGCGAATTGGGCAACGGGTGCGAACTGGGCAACTGGTGCAAACTGGGCTACGAGTGCAAACTGGGCGACGGGTGCGATGTTCCGAAATCGCTATTTATAAGCGCATCTCGTCATACAGTATCCTATTGGGGTGAGGATGTTATTCAAATAGGATACAAACGCTACACCATTTCCGAATGGCAGAAGCATTTCCGAGAAATTGGCGAGGCCGAAGGCTATAGTACCGAGCAGATGGAGGAATACAAAGGGTATATAGACCTGATCGCTGCAATGCACAAGACGTGGGCGTTACACTAAAACATCCTAACCATGAAAAGCGAAAAAGCAAGACAAGAACTGGAGGACGGTAGCTGGAGAGTAGAAGTCGGTGATGAGGGCGAAGACGTTGACCTGCCATATCATGCCGTGAGAGTAGATGTAGCCCAGTATGCGGTCGAGCTTGCCGAGCAGGAGGCCGAGGAGCGGATGCGACGGAAAGCAAAGGAAGCATTTATTTCATGTTGCGATTGCGAGGAATTCCAATATGATGGCAAGAAATGTGAAAATTGCGACACGTATAAATCATTTATCCAAAAACTGAATAAACAATGAAAAACAACATCGAAAACGGGATTTACATTCCCGACGAAAACCGCGAACTGCACCCGCTCGACGAGTGGATGCAGCAGGCACATCCCGAAAACGCGCAGACCGTCGTACTGGTAACCGATTTCGGAATGCTCGAAATCGCCAAAGAAGACCTACCGGGCGGATTCAGTTTCGAGGGCGCACGGAAAGCTGCCGCCGAATACCGCAAGGGCTTCCGCCGCCCGACCCGGCATGAAGCAATCGAAATGTACGACGCCCGGTTCCGGGGCCTCGACGAAGCGTTCGAGAAGATCGGCGGCAAGCCCGCTACAAACATCTACTGGACGAGCGAGGCCGACCCCGATCCGGAGTACAATTCCTACTGCGCGTTCGTCTACCACGGCAGCACGGGCTACCTGATCGGCAACTTCAAGTATCACACACACGCCGTGCGTCCGGTTTCCGCTTTCAAGAAATAGTTTCACAGTTTAATCATTCCCGCGCCCTTTCAATGGGCGCTGGGTTAACACCCAAAAAAACTGACTCAGAATGGAAACGATTAAGGAAAGAGCAAGAAAGTATGCCTGTGATTATATAATTCCAGGTAGTGACGAGTGTAAAAGATGTTACGATATTCATGGGAAATGCGAACACGACGCCTATATCCAGGCATCTGTATGGATGTTGGGCGAACTGACGCGCTGGCACGACCCAAACATTACCCCGGATGACAATAAACCAGTGATAATATGTACCTCCCCGGGAATATATTACATAGCGGCTTACGACAAGCAATTTAACTACTGGTTCACGGGCAACGGCTCCTTTTACCAACACGAAATCATCGGCTGGCGGGAGATTCATGAATAAGACAGAACTATGAAAGGATATAGAATCAAAGAAATAGAATCCCATGAAAACAGGAATTGAGATGATCACAGAAAGGGAAAGCAAGACATTCACGGCAAATGGATTGTCACGCGAGGAACTGAGACTGAATTACAATGCGGCCTGCAACGCCTATTTGGCTGCTTTCTGCGAAAAGCACGGCTACGACTATGATCCGGCTGCGTGGGTAGGCAACGACCCCGGAGGAATTGCAGAAGTCGGCGATCTATTCGTGAGTATGGCGGATATACTGACGGACATCGACCGGGACGCTCCGGAGGAGGAATACATCAGGTACTACGACTACTGTATGCGCATCGGAGGTATTTGTGACGGCAAATTGGAACCCCCGAACTACGACAGCTGGCTGCGGGGATGCCCGCGGATTGACGAGGAGCAGATAGCCCGGCTGGAGGAATTGCAGCGGGATGTGCGCTGCGCAGAGATGAATTTAAAAGTCGAGATCGACAGACTGAACAACATAAAACAAGGATAACAATGCAGAAGATAATGTTTAACGACCGCTACGGACTGACGGATGCGGTCATCGAGGGGCGCAAGACCGTGACGAGACGAATCATATACGGGATCGACTTTCCGGTCAACATGGTTATGGGGCGTGCCCTCCTTGAAGAGCTGGAGAAGAAAAAATAGATCGGAGCGGGCTTGTATGATAAAATAATTTACTATATTTACTGCATGGAAATTATTTTATCGAAAATAGGGATGCTGCTCGAACGCCACTTTGGCGTATCGCTGGAGGAGATACGGACACCCTGTCGGCGCCAAAGGGTCACGGACGCCCGAACGGTATTCATCCATATCATGTACTTCCACAAGCTCATGAACGGAGTGAAGCTGTCGAACTACCTGAACTGTACGAGCCGGAATTCATACTACCATATCCGCAAGTTTGAGGATATGAAGGAGATAAAGGCGTACAGCAAAATAATATCGAAGTTTGAACACGAGGCGAAATTGGAGATTGAATCATGGCGGGAATCTTATATGCCGAAATAGACCTGAAAAAGATACCTGTTGACGTGATAGAAGAGTTTGTTCGCAATAACGGAGAGTTGGGAGCCAAGGTTAAACTTTGCATCGCGCCGCTCAAAAAAATAGACAAATTCGGGCACACGCATACCGTATATCTTTACCAGCCCAAACCGGAAGTAGGGGAGCGAGGCAAACCTACCTTTATAGGAAATGGGAGAATGCTGCGGCCGTCGTACAGATGGCAGGATGATGCCAGGCAAAACCCTGAACCCGATAACGAACCATAAAGCCATGAAACACTTGGTGTATCTGCGTTCCGGCAAAGTGGCCGAGGTCGACGCCCTCCGTTTCCAGTGTGTTGACCATAAGAACCAAATATACAAATTTTACGACAAGGTGGATGAGTATGCGCTAAACGAACAGGTCGTTTTCATCGCAAACAATCCGGACGCCATAAAACCCATAATACACAAACAGAAAGATGAAAAATCAGACTTCTATTCTGAATGAGCTGTTGGCCACCCTCGAAGTAGCCTACTCGAACGCCAAAGGGCGTCATTGGATGGTATACGGCACGCCCTTCCGATCCCTGCACCTGCTGCTGGACGATACTGCGGCCACGCTCCGGAAAGGCGCCGACAAGATGGCCGAGACCATCCGCGTGCTGGATGGCATTCCGCTGCATACGATGACGCAGTTCGTGGATTCGTCTCAGATCGAGGAGGCGCTTACGATCCCCGATGCTCTGACCATCGCGCGCGAAATGCGGGACGACCTAAACGAAATCGTCGCAATGGTGCATGGAGGGGTTGATGCAAAAGTGTTCGACCCTACCACCGAGAACGACGTGCTGAATATCACGAGCGAGATTCGGCACTGGATTCTGTTTTTCGACGGAATCATATCCAACTGGACGCCCGCTATACCGAGAATACCTGAATTTTAACTTTATATAAAATGGACAACAAACTGAAAATCGGGTTGATAGCTGCTGCGGTAGCCGTGGTAGCCATCATTGTGTTCAACTTCCTGCCGGGCAGCATTCGAAGTGCTGGAACCATCGGATTCCTCGCGGGGGTAGTATCGGGATGGTTTTTACACTCGTGGTACGGCACCATCGTCGACAAAGAGATCGACGCATAGGAGATGAACAGGCTAACGTCGGCCATCATCGGGGCAATTATAGCCATGATCGCACTTTATAGCCTGCGGTCATGGCTTTGTTGCACCCCATCGAAACCGGAGATCGAATGCCGCGTCGATACGGTGGTCATAAGGGAGTATGTAAGAGATACCGTCATTATAACAAATACGCATCAAATTTCGAGGATCGACACGGTGATGGTATATCTGCCCGGCGACACGGTTAAAGTGGCTGTAACGCTTCCGTTCGAGCTCAAGACATTTCAGACCGAGAACTACCGCGCAACGGTGTCCGGGTATAAGCCCATGCTCGAAAGTATAGACCTGTTCGTGCCAACCAAGATCATAACGCAGACCCATCACACCACGACGATCATGCCGCCTACATGGGAAGGAGGGATAGTCGTGACCGCGCAGGTTGCCTCCGGGTGGAACAATCAGTTTGTGGGCGCGCGCGTGCGATACAACAAGGGGCGGTTCAGCATCGAGGGAACCGTAGGGTACAACCCCTTCGATGACGCCCCATACGGAGAGGTGCGCGGAGGGTTTAATATTTGGAGGAAATGAAGCTGAGGACGCCGAAAAAGCCAGCAAAACCGAAGACCGAAGGATTCAGAGATCGGCCGAAGGTAACATGCAAGTCCTGCAAATACCTGTCGGCCGAAAAGAATATGCACCATATTTGCCCCAAGACGGGCATGGTGACGCACATAAACACCGAAAAGATTTGCATATACCATGAGCCAATGTTTAACTAACAACATTCCACGGTTAGAGGGAGAGGAATGGAGGGAATACAAGGATTTCCCCAAGTATTATGTGTCCACCAAGGGTCGGGTTTTCAGCACCTATAAACACAGGTTGCTACGTCCCACAATAAACGGGTCTGGATATTTCATGGTTGAATTGGTAGACAGAGACAGGCGGAAATTAAAAAATGTACACAGATTGGTGGCTGAGACATTTATACCAAGAGTAAATGGGTGCGATTTCGTAGATCACATCGACACTGTAAAAACAAACAACGACATATCCAATTTACATTGGGTTGATGCCTCGGGGAATATGAATAATCCCATAACCAGAGGAGTACTCGCCAAAAACAAATTTTGGATCAATTCTCCCGGGCATGCTTGGGGCGGCAAACATATTCGAGCCAGAAAAATAAGAAAATTGTCCATGGACGGGGTGTTAATACAAGTTTTCGAGTGCATGGCCGAGGCCGCAAATACTGTAAACGGGTGCGTTTCTAACCTGCGAAATGCCTGCATCGGGAAATATTCACAAGCATACGGATACAAGTGGGAGTATGTGGATTAAAGTGAACACCAAGCCTCTTACAGCAAATAGGTTGTGGATGGGGCGCAAGTGGCCTACGCCACAGTATAAGGCTTATAGGGAGGAGCTGTTGTTAAAGATGCCTCCAATAGACAATTTCCCGAAACCGCCCTTTTGTATTCATTATATATTCGGGTTGTCTAATATAAATCAAGATTTAGACAATTGCCTAAAGGGTGTTAACGATGCTTTGCAAGAGCGGTATTTGTTCAACGACAGGGACATATACAAGGCCGTAATGGAAAAGCGAAAGGTGCCCAAGGGGTGCGAGTTTATATCATTCAATATCAAATCATTAGCAGATACAACATGGGAACAACAAAACGAGTAGTATTCTCCTCGTCGCTCTTGAAAGAGTGCAAGGACATGGTAGCTTCATCGGTCATCGACATGCTCGAATCCATAGCCGAGAAAAGCGACAACCCGAAGGTGACCATCACCTCCACGTGGCGCAACCCCTATCGGCAGGCGATGGCCATGTACAACAATCTGGTCGCCGGAAAGCGCATCCGCTACCGGGAACCCGGCAGGAAGGTGACCGAGCTGTTCGACGACTGCCAGGATAAGGGCATGGACAAAGAAGAGACCATCGGCGAGATGGCCAAATTTATCAGTCGGCTTAGCGAAAAGGGAGAACGGGTGTCCAAGCACTGTGTGAGCGCCGAGGAGTATCGGAAGGTAAATGTGCTGGACGTGAGTATGACTATGAATAAACCCGTGGAGTTCCTGGTCGCAGCACTGGACGAACCGCGCGTCATCAAAGTGATTTCGCCCGTATCTATTCCCGGCAAAAACCCTAAGTTTTCGTATGACCTGAGTGAGCCTGCGTTCCACCTCGAAATAAAAGCATAGTCATGAGCAGTGCGTGCTTACTCTTCTTTGTGGCCGGGATTATTATGCTGGTGTTCGGGATCGCCGGGCGAGGGATAGACCCGCCAAACAAGAACAGACGCCAATAAGGCGTCTGTTCTTTTATGCCTACTCAACTGGCCCCCCCGGAGCCTCCTGTGTTGAGTTTGGTGGTGTCGACAGCCTGATCCGCAATCTTGGGCGTCGTGACACACAGGTCTTGGAGCTTTTCGGTGGCTACCGAACTCGGCGCGAGTTTGGCTTCTGTAACAGCCCCGTCGACGATCTTATTGGTGGTTACTGAGTTGTCCGCAAGGATGTCCGTAGTGATTGCTTTGTCAGCAATATTCACCGTTGAGATTCCTCCGTCTGCGATGTTGGTTCTATCAATAACTTTGAGGCCGATCTTTGATCTGCCAATCGCCCTGTCTACTATCTTAGAAGCATTAATAGCGTTATTTTGGATAGCGTTCGTTCCGACAGCATTATTTGCGATTTTTTTATCTATTATTGCACCATCCGCGATTTTGACCGTCGCCACTGCGCCATCGGCCAGTTGCGACGTACCTACGGCAGAAGGTTTAATCTTAGCCGAAGTCACGGCATTGTCGGCCAGCTTGGCTGTGGTGATCGACCCGTCAGGAATCTCAGGAGACCCCCCCCCGCCGGAATAGAGACCCGATCCGATGCCCGGGAAATCATCGTCAGTAGGGGATTCATTCCCTTCGTTGAGGAATCGCAAAACGTCGGCGGGAGTGTAGGCCGACGGGTTATCGGAGATGACAACCTCGTTGATTTCGAAGTCGAGGTAGTCCGCAGTAAGCAGGGTGTTGCCACCTTCCGGAAGCGCTGGCTCGATGATGATTCGGCGCCCCATGTCTACCCGCGGGTTGGCCGGGCGGGCAATAAAGGTCGCGGGCATTTTTACTCCGTTCACAAAAATGTAGGGATAATCGGCTTCGGAGCCATTGATAACTACTTTCATATCACATTTTTTTTATGTTTGACGTTATTACCCCCGTCGGCCGGAGCCTGCGGGGCGTTTTCAATATCAATACCTACTTCATCCTTCATCTTCTTTCCCACGTATTTTTGAAGGGATCGGAATACCGGAGCGTCGGATATTTCCATGGCATTCTCCAAATACGACCACATTTCGATGCCGCATACCATGCCCGTGAAGAGCTTGGCCAGGTGCAAGTTCATGAAGTCGATGATTTGAGTGTCTATAAGGTGGCACATGCCGATCCCAACGACAATGCACGTAAGTTTGATGACCGTTTTCCACGCCTTGTCGCTGGAGAAATACCAGTCCTTATGCTGCCGAGCCGCCCTCTTGCGCCCGGCCAGTATACCCATCACGAAGTCTATCATGACGAATGTCAAGGCGCAGAGCACAAGCGGCGTCACGGGCGCGAACAACGACAGCAGGCCCCCCACCATAGCCATAATCCATTTCAATAAGGTGTCCATTATTTAGATATGAAGTTAGGTTGTCCAACATCTACGACAAATCCATATCCGGTATGGCTATATACATTTAGCACACAATTGATAGAGTAGGTAGGCAGGCTAATTTCAAGACGTCCAGCAACACCATTGATAGATATGGCGAAAGCGTCTTTCGTATCTTTATATATAAATATCGGCCAGTGATGGACTAAAATGTCGGTATCCTCTTCAGATAATTGTATATTAACTGCCTGGTTGGAGGCTGATACCGGAATTTTCAAGATGGATATATTTCCTTCGGATATAGTTTGCCTAACAGAGGTATTATGATCTAAAATTTGTGTCTGAATAGGTATTGACGTTCGGATGGAAGGGGCAAGCTTTTCTGGCGTCACGTTGTTATCCTTAATTTTATCCGTAGTTACTGCGGCCTCGGCAAGAGCCGAATTATTAACCGAGTTTACTTGCAATGCTCGTGTCGATACCGACGCGGTGCCATATTG